CCTTGCGGGCCTTGTACGCCGCCCCCTGTACCACCGCCTTCATCATCGTAAATACTGCCATCGGGGTAAAGGTAACGGGCAGGGGATGCGGCAAGCCGTTCCCACAATGCCGCCCTTTCAGGCGAAGGCGGTAAAACTTCAACGCCGCTTTTGTCCGGGGCTGTGATACTACCATCGCTACGCAAAAATTTCATAGGGATAACCATTGCCCGCTTGTATGCTTCTGCCCGCCCGCTGTCAGGCGGCAAAATAATATTACTCATTTCGGATGCCCCTTTCACTTGGAAATTATGACGCAATAAATTTGAACGCCTGAATTATGCGGCGTTTCGATATGTTTTGTTACTAACGTGTTGCAATGTCACATTAAATTTTGCACAAATGGCTTCATTTTGCTAATTTCTTCCATCAAGTCATTTGCGCTTTGGTTTGCCGCTTGGATTTGGGCTTCCGTGTCTGCTTTGGCTATCGGGTCAGGGTCAAGCGGCATATTGAACAAATCCGGCATCGGCATATCGCCGCCCATCGGTTTAGTGTCAGCCGCTTCTATATCCTCATCGGTTATCGAATTCCACATACCCGTTAAGTCAGTAGAAGCCTTCAATTCTTTCAATGCGGTTTGTTGGCTGATAATGCCCGCCGTGAATACGGACGTTACCGCCGTGCCTATCTGCCCCGCTAATGTTTTACGCTCATCTTCGGATGGACGGCGTACATTAACAAAATCGTAATCAAAATCATCCGGGATTGCGCCGAATGCAGACATACACATTATCGGGAAAAGCACATCGTAAACGGGCCGCAAATCGGATTCCTGTTTTTCCTCTATGCTGTCATAATAAATTTGCATATCTGATTCCCCGGTTGCGTTCATCCCGGCGGGGCTTCGCATAAATAATTTTGTTACCGGGATTTCAGCCGCCATCGCAATATCCATCATAAACAATTCGTAAATATCGGAAATGCCGCCGAAGGTATATTGGCGGGTTTCCAATTGGTCTTTTGCGCCTATGATTTGCATACCGTTGTTGTTCATCATTGCGTTTAGTATCGTCAATTCTTGCATAAGCTGTTGACGAAGGGGGCCGGGCATAAGTGCCGCTTCCTCAAAGCCCTCTTTTTTGTAAACGTGCAAATTCGCACGGAAAACAAGGCTTGCAATGTTGTAACTTGTGTTGTTGTACTTTTTCAACTCATCGAAAATGTGTTCCAACTCGGATGCGCCCCAGTATGTTTCCCCCAACTTTTCAATATACGGCAAGTCACGCCCTGTAAATCTCACAATCCGGCTGTAATGGATGCGCTGATTGTAAGTCAACCCTTCCGCTTGAATCATGTAATATTCAGGAAGCCCAAAATCAGGGCTTGAATAATCGGTAACGGTTTCAAGTTGGGGCATAATTCCGCTCCAACGGTCAAGAATGATTAAGCCCTTGAAACTGTCAGGCATCACCATATCCAAATCAAGCGGTTCTTCCAAAATATCTTCGTGGCCCTCGATGACGATTACCCCGGCGGCCCCGCCGTATAATCTGCCCCATTTAAGCCCTTCCAAGATTTTAGCCCGAATGCTCGTTGTGCGTTCAAGCCGTGTCAGCTTGCGCCGTGCGTCAATGTCAAGTTGGCTGTTTAGCTGATACCCGTTTTTCATCATATCTTCCGGCACAATGTCAATCAACCGCTTAACAACGGGATTGTTGCGATACAGCGTATTCATCAAGTTCATATCTCTTGTAATCCGCTGTATGAAATAATCCGTATATTCCATGATGTTATCGGTAAATGCGCCGTTTCGTGCCGCCGGATTTGAAAAAGCATCCAACATCAACATCGGCGTTTGGTCAGCCGTGAAAAGTCCGGGCGGTAACGCCTTATCCGTTGGCGGCGTTATGATTGCCGATTGTTTTTGCCTATTTCGTTTTTTATTCCGGGCCATATCTCCACCGCCTTGGGTTTATAATCGTTTTTGCAAAATACCGTAAGGCATCGCAAGTATGGTCATTGTCTTTAATTGGTTGTTCCCTGCCAACCTTTGCCGCCTTTTCATCCCATGCGTATGATTCCAATTCGGCAATTGTATTTTTGCAATCCTCATGTACAAAAACCTTCTTCATCTCAAAAAGGTTTGACAAGTGCCGTATACCGTCCAAAACGCCGTTGTCAGCGTCTTTAACACGAATGCCCAACTTGCGTACCTCTAACTTGAAAGAAGCCGCTGAAGGGTCAATGACAACGTACACGGGGTAATTATTGTTTGACATATCGCCAAGGAATTTTTTTAACTCCGTGGCGTATTCGCTATCGGTTTTTTGCTTGCCTGTTTTCCGGCTGTCATAATAAAATTCCTTGGCAACATAAACGGCTTCGCCTTCATCCCATATGTCAAGAAATACCATTGGATTAACCGTTCCATAGTCAATAGCAATGTACCGCATACCCGTTTTGACAAAATCACGGTTGTAAGTGTTTTCTTCGGTAAACATGTCAAAGATATTGCCTTCGACAACACCCCAATCACCCAAGCCCGCCACCTTGTAATGGCGTGGATTGCGAATTTTCATTTGCTTAAAGGTTGCAAGGGTCTGATTGTCGATAAACTCATTCATCAAGAAATTGGTTGTAATTGCAAGGGTCTGTATGGCTTCGCCTATTTCGTCATCGTAAAACTGTTTTACAATCCCTTTGTCAAGCGTTTCAATAACGGTTTCGCCTTCGCCAATATCAAAGAACCGCTTTTTAATCCATGAATGTTCATTCCACGGGTTAAATGTGAAAGTCCATTGATAAAATAAGCCTTCGGGCAAGTAACCCCGTAAACATTCATCCAACATATCAAAATCGGCTTCATCTTGCACCTGATACGCTTCTTCAAGCCAACCCCAACAAAGCGTTCCAACCTCTACCGCAATAGACGTTATTTTTTCAGGGTCATCCAAACCCCTGAAGTAAATCTTTTGCCCTGTCGGTTTATATGTCATTTCAAGCGGGCTTTGCTTGACTTCCCAAAAATACTTTACCCCCAAGCGGTTGATTGCCCACTTCAATTCTGTAAAGCAAGAATTTTTCAACGTGTTAAATTCCTTACGGCATACAAGCAAGTTACTTTCAGGATGTTTCATAAGGTTGTAAATGAACCATAAAGCCGCCGTTTTACTTTTCTTGCTTGCACGGCTACCCTTACAAACACGGTAACGCCCTTTGAAGTGCCAAAATTCTTTGTAATGCTTGCCCACTATATCCGGCAAGTGAATTTTTCGCTTCATCGGCTGTCACCCCCTGCAAAACACCCCCGAATTATCACACAATAAATATGCGCCCCTGTAAACACAAGGACGCACGGCATTTTTGTTACTAACGTGTATCTAACCGCATTATTCCAAATCGTTTTCGCCGCCAAATTGCACCCCGAAGCCGCCTTCCAATTTCAGCTTATCGGCAAACAAATCAACGTGCTTGCCCATCAACTCCAAGGCTTTCAACTTGTCAACCATCCGTAATTCCCGTTCGACAATATCCCCTTCTTCCGTGGGTATCGTCTTAACCTTGATGGATTGCACCGCCGCCGTGTCTACACGTTCGCCGGGGCCTTCACCGTGGAGAAAATCGGTCAAATCTGCAATGTTGGCAAAGCCGATTTTGGCAAGTTCTTCCAAAATGCGGTCGGCGTTGATGCCCGTGCGTATGCTTCTGTCTGCCTTGGCTCTACTAATCGCCGCTGATACCATAACATTTGATAACAGCCGGGAAGATTGCTCTTGCGCCGAATTTGGCGAATACCCCGCACGAATAGCGGCTTGCGTGGCGTTCAGGTCAAGCAAATACTCATCAACGAACCTTTGTTGCTTGCCGCTCATTTTCGCCATATAAACCGCCCCTTTCCGCTCGTTTTGGTATCGTGCATAGTAAATCACAATACCATATTAGCACATTCAAAACGGAAAAAACGGAATTAACGGAAAACATTTTTAAGCCCCCTCAAAGTATGCCTTGACATATTTCCGGGCAGAATCAGCCGACATCTTTTTATAAAAACCCTTGCCGACATCTCGCCATTCCTTGCCCTCAATAAATCTAAGGGTCAACAGCGTTCTTATTTTGCTATCAGATAACGAAGCGATAAATTCTTCAGCTTCGACAACTTTCTTTTCAAGTGTAGCTTTGCGGGTTTCGAGTAGTAACCATATTTTATCAATCTTCTTTTGGTCAGCAATCGAATACCCTTGAATCACGATTGTACGCCCTTGCCCTGTGCGGTAATCCTTGGCGGTATCACCTACAAACTGCCCGCCTTTGGCTTGTTCTCTCCGCAACCGCTTATTCAGCATATCAATTTCGCTTTTGACATATACGATTTGCTCAAAGTCTTTCAGCGTCATGATTAGAATCCCCTTTCGATTTCAGTTAATAATTTTTGAGTGTAGCGGATATGTGTAGCAGATTGAAAACCCTGTCAACGTCTGATTCTATAAGGCTGTAGCGGATGTAGCGGATAAATTAGGTTTTTAGATGTAACTTTATAAATAAACTCAATATATTTTTTATATATAAATTTATTTATAAAATATAAGAATCATCTGCTACATCTGCTACAACCTTATATTTACACGGCTTGCGGCTACTTTACATCTGCTACACATCTGCTACACATCCGCTACAAAAACTTTCGTTACCTTGCCTTGAATCCGTTTATCTTTCGTTTTTAATTTGTAGTGCTTACAAGTTTGCCTTGAAAATTCAACATTTCCCCACGGCTGTAACCCGCTTCGGATGCAATACTCCCGATACTGTTTATAAATCTCCGGGGCTGGTTCATTTTCTATCTTGCGTTCCTCAATTTCCATTTCCTTAAAAAATCCAAGAATCGGATTGTTTGTTTCTTCGTATTCCTCAATAGATTTTTGAACCTTTGCCGATTCTGTGAATCCTCTATTGAGTAAAACCCGCTTCAACCCTGCAATCCCAAGCACAATCAAATATTCCATCGTTTCTTGGGTAAACAACTCATCTTTGATAAACGGCTTAAATTTCGGGTCTTTAGGGTCAAAGAATGCAAGGAAAGGCACGAAAATTAAACGGCTTATCAATGCCGCCGTGTCTTTACCCTTTCCCAACCGTGGGATGCTGTTGGCAGAAAACAGCATTTTGGCGTATGATTTGAAATTTACTTTTTCTTGCACCCCCTTAAATTCTCCCTGAATTGCGCTTCCGCTTGCCAACTTTTTGAAATTGCCCGTATTGCTGATATACTCATCGGAAATGTCATCGCCAATGTTGGCAAGTTTACCGAAAAGTTCAACAACCGAAAATTTTTCATTCAGTTGTGACAAGTCCAAAGCGCATGTATTTTTTTCACCCAACAAATAACCAATCATTTCAAGGTACGTTGATTTTCCGTTGCTCTTTTCCCCGGTCAAAATGAAAGTCTTGCGTAATTCATTTCGGCGGTAAAAAGTGTAACCAATGATTTCTTCCAACAATGCCCTGATTTGCTTATCCTGTACGGCGATATTGTCTAAAACCTCATCTGCTAACTGTGAATATGCAGAAGGGTTATAATCCCACTCAATGCGGTTAGTTACCACATAATCCGGCGAAAACGGTAACAACGTATCGTTGACAATATCGTAAATGCCGTTGCGGAAGGCTATTAGGTTTGCATTCATCGGCACCGTTTCCGTTTGGATTATGATTTTCAAGTAATCGTAAACTTCGTTGCGCTTTTGGCGGTTCATTTGCGGGAACATTTGTAACATGGCGTGTTCAATCTTTTCTTTGCCGGGTACATATATCCCATCTTGGTATAAATGCAATTGCCCGAAAATCTTAATCACGTTGTAATTGTTTTTCAGGGCAATTGCGAATTTATCAAACAAAAACGCCTTATTTTTGAAAAATACATCTTTTTCAAAGGCTTCATCCCGCAAAATCACATCTAACTCATCTTCGGTTAGCGGGTCAGTCAATACATATTTGTTAATCAGTCGTATACATTCTCGTGCGGCTCTTTTCGTGAAGTCAGCGGCGGTCAAAGTCAGGATGTAATTAAACAAGGATTGATTTCGCCCATCCCCTTCTTCCATGTTGGAAAAGTCAATATTATGGCTAACTGGCAATAGCCATTTTGGAAGTTTGTCATAACTTTCGCCGTCTGTAATATCTTGTTCAGTGTATCGTTCTTTGCCATCTATTTTCAAAACGACATAAGAATTTTTACTTCCAATTTTAATATCAGCTATCAACCCGCAAGCGAGTTTTTGCCCTTGATAGCATTTGGTTACTGTGGTATTTATGAAAAATCCATGTTTCCCACGGGATGTTTGATTTATAGCGCATTTAAGATTCTCGCCTTTAGCCATTTTAGCGAATAAATCAGCTTGTTTCGATTTGTCAAAATCAACCAAAACAACATCTTGCGCTAAAACCCCTGAATATTCCGGCAAATCCTTGACTTCTTCAAAAGTCATTAAATTTTTACTATCTTTGAAAGGGCGTTTACTTATTTTGTTTTTTGTTACAATGAAGCCCTTAAAAAGGGATAACATATTTTTTGTCATTGACTTTCCCTGCCCCCTTTCTGAAAGGTTTGATGTAAACGGTTTTACCGCTTTTATACGTTCTATAATGCCCTTTTACATCCCATGCTTCAACGTGTCTGTTGTATGGCCTTTTGTCCGAATATTCTGTTGAAAATACAATCCCACCTTTCAGGGTAATTGATTTCTTTTGTGGATTATGTTTTGAATTTTTGTCAAAATTGCGTTTTTCATCTGATTGTAATTTGATGATGCGTGTTTTTGCTTGTAATGCCGCTTGCTGAACAATATCAAAGAAAACCATTCTCTTCATTGCGGCAAGTTTCATTTCTTCGTCACTCATTTCATGGGATAACCCCTGCCCATCCGTTGGACGCTCTATGTGGAAGTCTATTCTTCCATCGCTTAATTTCCCAATTCGGACATATAGGCAAGTAGCAACGAAAAAATTGTGTTCGTTAGTGGATTTAGGAAACCAAAAACTAATAAAATCATTGGTTATACTTTTTCCGCTTAATTCAGTGTAAGTGTGCGATTCAACACGAAACATAAAAGCATGAATTTCATGTTCAGGGGTACCAACAGAAACAGTACCTTCATAAAACGCATATTCTTTGTTATGGTGAATATTGATTGCGTTTTCACTTGAAAGTATGTTTTTGGCAAAATAGTTCCCGATAAACTCCCAATCATTCAGCTTTTTTTGATAATGGCTCGGCAAAATTATTTTGTTTATGCCGCTTTCTTTTTCATCAAACATGCAAATTTACCCCCCCCTTCTATTTGGTCAAGTCTGTAATTTGGCTGTCTAACTTTTCCGTTGTTTCAGTTTTGAAAGTTTCAAATTCTTCAGCGAATAACGCCAATATTTCAGCCGCTGTTTTCTTTGACAACTTTTTTGCAAGTAACTTATTGATTCCGGCAAGGTCAAAATCTCCAAAGGATTCTTTGATAGATTCCGAAAGTTGCCCATCTTCTGCGAATTTCCAAATCGGAAAATCTTCTGCATCATCAAATCCGAAGGCTTTGTCATTTATGCAACAACCATCCTTGAACCATTTGCACCAACGGCAAACATTCATATAATCAGCCATAGTTAAACCCCTTTCTTTGAACCTACAAAATTAACTTTTTCAACATAGGAATTTTGGATATAATCGGTATTGTTTTGGTTTATATCCGTGTAAACCTTCGGCCCAACAACGCCCGCTATTGTAGGGTAACGGCGCAAGGCTTCAAGGGCGGCTTTCTTGGTTTTCGCTAATACATAGGCTTCCATTGCCGCCCTTACTTTGTTTTTGAATTCGATTTTGTACCGGGTCACGCTGATACCCCTTTCATCTAACGCCAAAGTCTGCAAGCCGCTTGATTACCATATCAATATAAAACTGTTTATCAAGTTTCGGGGGTACTTTAACCCCGTTGATTTCCTCATTGTGGATAAAGCAATGCGGCGGGCTGTTTGACAATTTCGCATAGTTACCCCGCTTTGCGTGTAATTTCGTAACCCCTGCATTGCGCTTGTCTTTGCTTGCAAAAACTCGAATACATTTTTCTTTCAACGGCTTGTTCCCGTGATAAATCGCCGTATATTTCCCGCTGATTTTAGTCACAAGCTGAAATTCTTTGAGTTCGTCACAATCGCCGATTGTTTTTTCCACTGGTACACCTTTCACCATGTAGGCAATCAACGCTTTGTTGACAATCGGAAGGTCGTAATCAAGGGGATTTAGTTTTTTAACATACGCACCCTTTGACTTGTATTTCCCTTCGGCATCAATGATGATGTAGTTGTTTACATCTTTCTGATACACCTTGCGGAATTCTTCAAATTCAAGGGTCATGCCTGTGCGTTGTTCCCATTCGTGACAAATATCATCAATCTGGTCGTAATCGTCATAATCGTGCAACTTAATCAAAACGCCGTCTGTATTGCTTTGGATGATTTGGCAATGCGGTTCAAGCCGTTCCATGAGGTCAAGAAGTAGCAACTGCCCGTAAATGCAAACTAGATTCGATTGCAAGGGGTCATACAGGGGGTTAGATTTGTCTTTCATCGCCCCGTAAGTGCTATTCAATACCAGCTTCAAAGGTTGCTGAAGCGGGTTTCCATCGGCTTTATACTGCATCCGCTGTTGATAGATTTCTTCAAACTTTGCAGGGTTCTTGATACTACGGGAAACAAGCCCGTAATAAATCATAAGCGTGGGGTAATAACTGGCAACGTCCATGTTTATGTAATACCCCTGCCCGTTGTATTTGGTCAACGCCCCGTGAATCCCGCCGTAACCGAAAACATGAGGAACACCCGCAACCATCGTTTCAAGCTGATTCTTCTTTCCAGCATCGTTGTAATACCGCCGATTTGCGGGGTCTATATACCAATCCACAACCGCCCTGTATTTCTTGACTTGCAGGGTCGGCGGGAAGTTAATGTCAAATTCATCGTTGTAATCTTGTCGTACCGCCCCCAATATTTGCGCCGAAAGTTGGGGCTTTGTTTTGCTCATCAAGCTAATGTTTAGGGCTTTGTCACCGCTTGCGATACGCACAAGCCCACGATGCGCTTCAAAATCATCCAGCCGTTGCAGAAAGACTTCCATTGTTTGCCCGACATCGTAACGGCAATATTCGATTACCTCTTGAATTTCCGATTCGGTCAAAGGTCGGTTAATTCCGAAAGGAACGCTTGATTCTTTGATGCTGTTACCCATAAATCCTTCAAAGGTTTTTAGCCCTCTGTCAATATTGGTCATCACATCATAATTGTTAATCTGGATATTGCGTAAAAGGCTTGAAAATTGCCATCCTGCACCGCCTTTGACGATAATCCAGTCGTTCATCTCTTTAGGGTTAAAATCGCAAAGTATCGCCTTCAAAATCCATTGGTCATAATGGCGGCTATTAAAGCCAACCCATATATCCCCTTTGTGTTCTGCATGGAAGGCTTCAAGGGCTTCTTTATCGTCTGCAATGACGGTTTCTTTTTCGCCTTCGTCTGTGATTTGCATTAAAACCACAAGCCAATTTTTAGCAAAAACTTCAAAGTCATAAAAAATCATGGTTTCATACTCCCTTCTAAAAGATACCTTCCGGCTTTGCTGTCACCTTTATAGGCTGTAAAATCTATACAGCTTCGGAAAATGATTTTGTTATTAACATAGCGTTGTAAATTTATTGTTATTTGTGGGGCGGTTTCTTTGTTGTAAATCATCACATAAGGGTCAAAACCCAAATCCCGCAATATTCGCACTCGCTCTAAATCTTCTATATGACTGCTGTTAAAATTCGTAAGAACATACACTTTCAAGCGGCGATAATCTTTAATTTTGAAGTGTTCTTTTACGAATATAAATTTCTTTGTTAAATCCTCTTTAGGATTATCCCAAGCCGTGTAAAGTGTTTTAATTTTGACTTGATTTAACAAGCTGATTATTGTTTTATTTATCAATCGCACATCAAGGCCCTGTGTAAAGTCAATCCATGCTGTACTATCCGCAAGTGACTTGATAATTTGTTCCCGGTCAACGCAAGCAAGAATATTTGGGTCTAATAGTTTGATATAGGCTTGATGCGCCCAAAAATCTGTTAATTTTGCCACTTGTCGGGATATGTTGCCTTCTTTTTGGGTTACAACGCAAAACGGGCAATTTCGTGGGCATCCTCTTGTTAAATATCCAAGGGCGAAGTCATAATCAGGGTATAAAGAATAATCGGGGAACATCTGATTGTACTTTTCCGGCAATGCGCTTAAAATCATATATTTTTCGTTTGCTTTAGCGTTGTAGCCCGTGCCGCCCCTTATCGTTTTAGCTGGCAAATTCGGATTATCCGGCGTGAAGTCGAACACCTTAGAGGAATAAACCCAATCATAGTTTTTATTTGATTGCCACCATTCCACACAATCACCATGCGCTTTGTGAAAAGCGCTGATTTTCATAATGGCAAGGTTAGGAAACGGCTTGCTTTTTCTGTGTTCTCTTTCTGCGTCATGTAATCCAATGTTCACGCTTTCACCGCCTTAGAATAAATGGCCGGGCGGCGTTTCTTTTACCGCCCGGCCTGTCAAGTGTCAGGGGTTACTTCGGGTTATCCCTGTGGTTCGTGGGGTTCGTT